CCGTCTTTGAAAAACTTTGACGAAATAAATCAATACTTCCAACACAAGTACGGGCTTTCTCTTTTTATGCAAGAGGAACCCTACTTGATGAGTGGTAAGAAGCCGCAATATTGGGTAGGGATAGATAGCACAGAGTTGGCTCTATTGAAAGCTAACGGAGACTTTACAACAAAGTATCCTAAAAAAGCAAACATGACAAAAAACGCAGGGCATCGGTGCATTACACTCAACACTCTGCGTAATAATATTTTGAAAGATAAGATGTTATTTATGAGACCTTAGCAGTCTAAATCTGCGCTCTTCCTAGGAGCAAGGTCAACTAGTTGTCCGGCATTTTCGTCTTCTTGACCTATTAGATCCGGCTCGTTTCTCCACATAGTGAAGTCAACATTTAACTTGAACCACGGAGGATAGGGTCCTTTGTTATTCCTGTCGCATTTCCACACCCTCTGAAGATTGCCTTGTACTGCTTTAGATTGATCCATAGTAAACGACCCATCTGCATTTATACTCCTTGCAGAACGAGGATAGAACGTATAAGTCGCCGATCCATCTTCGGCGGCACCACATGTGAGAGTTAACTCCGTTCCTTTAGGGCAATCGCAAGCTTTTGCATCTTCTACAACGTACGACTCTGTAGTATCAGGACCAGTTACTCTAGTCCATACTGCTAATCCCGTTGGAGTTCCATCTTTCGTTTGCAAACATTTCCTAGTTGGCAAAAAGTCTCCTATTGCTATAGGGTCAAAAGCTGCGCAAGGCTGACTATAGAATCGACCGTCTGGTACAGTAACTTTTACTGAATAGTTTTGCTCATATATAAATTGAGAAGCTTCTGTTACTTGAACAAACCTCTCGCTATCTAATTCAAACCCCGTTGCAAATTCTAGACCTGGGACTTCTGGTACCCATCCTGTAACTGCATCTGCAATGAGATCTAATAAAGGCAAGGAGAAGCTATGGCCCTCCCTTTGAGTTTGTTTCTGAACAAGTGTGACACTATATGTCATCTTCCTCGTCCTTACAGTGGGCATATAAGCTCCACCGCCCATCTCGTTTGTCGTAGTACCTGACACAAAACTAACAATAATCATTGCTTGTTCTGCAACTCTGCCAGATTGATCCAGCTCTTCAGCAAGACGGAGCACCACAGCGCTCTGTCCTATCGTGCTATGCACTCTATAGTGCAGCTGATTTTCAATCTCTAATAGCATTAGAATTCGCCGCCAGACAGATAATCAGTTAGAACCCAGCATCCGCTTCCATTGTCATACACAAGGAAGTCTCCCTTCTTAACGCTTCTAGTGAACTTAACATCTACAAGATCTTGCAGCTTACGAGTAGATTCAAGAGAGACAATGTATTGGCGAAGCTTATCTGCATCTTCCTTGAATTTAGTTCCGTCGGGGAAAACACCCGTCTTAAAACCTGTTAAATAGCCATAACAGTTACCAGCGTCGTTGTTAGTGACATACATCGCGCCGCCACCGGCGTTTGTAGGATAGAAAGGGTTGTATCCCTTATAAGAATTAGTGGTCATTAGAATGTATCTCCTGTGGTTAATCCACCATAGTTATCAAATTCTCCGTCTGCAGATGGAGTATCGTTATCCGCAACAAGTCCGTCGCCTTCTTCAGGACAAGCAGCATCTTCTGTATTCACAAAACTAGATAGTGATCTAGTAGACTCAAGAGCGTCAAATAGCACATTAGATTGCTGATTGCTATCACTCTGAACTTCAACCATTCCAACGGTCTCTGGTTCAAGTGCTCTATCATACTCGTAGTTTTGAACTGCCGATTCTCTATTAGCATAGGGGAAGCTTCTATCATTACTCCCTTCACGAAGAACCCACTTATTCATAGAAGGCTCTGTGAAGCTTCTTCCTCTCTGATAGGAATGCTTAGTCATCGAGCAACCAGATCTCCAGTAGCGATAAGCTTCCTGCCACTTGAGTCCTGCGCTCGGGCTTCCCTTTGATCCCCAAGCTTCTAGTTGTTGGAGAGCTTTGTCCGCGGCTTCTTGAACCTGAGTTCTAGGACGTAGAATATCTAAATAGTACCTAGCAATAGTTGCCTGAGTTCTTCTAAACGAACCGGCTATAAGTACTTTACCCTGAGGCGGGGCGCTATCAATATAATTATTAATTAGCTGAGCTGCATCATTTAATGCAAGTTGGATCTTATTTATATCTACGTCGTTACCCGTTGGATTTTCTATGTTGGATAACTCTACGGCTTCTTGAAAACCAAAAATAGATACAAAATAATCTACAGTTGCAAGATTGCAATTGCTCGCTACACCATGAATATCTCTAGGAGGCTGTGGTCCTGGCATAACTTATAATCTTCTTCCCTTTACTTTAAACAAAAAGGGCTGACCCGTAGGCCAGCCAGTTTTGTCAAGTTTTTGACGGTTAATCAGACGCAGTTGGTCATGATGGCACCAGCGCCAACTTTACCATTCTCGCCCATGCCGACTAGCTCGAAGGAACGCTCAACAAGGATGTCACCGGTGAATACACGGCGCTCGATGTTGAAACGCTCAGGAGTAGCGATAGGATAACCAGCAAGAGTGTAGGTGTATCCGAAAGCAGGGTTACCATAGTTTGCATCCAGAGCAGGAGCAAAACCATCGGTAGCACCAGAAGGCTGATAGAAGAGAACTGCTACGTTGCTGTAGATGTTCTCAAGGGAGCCAGTGGACTGGTTAAGCTTAAGACGACGTGCAACACGAATCTCGTCAAGGCCAAAGATGTTGGCGAGAGTTGCTTCGTTGACGAGAACGCCACGCTGCATGAAGTCTCTGATTCTCTTGTTACGCTTGAGGGCGTTGAAAGCGTCAGGTGAGATAACCATCTTATTAGGATAGGTACCGATCTGAGCACGAACAGCTTCCTTAGCTTCGTCAATTAGAACCTCGATGTCAGAAGTAGCAGCATTGAACTTGTCTGCACCAGAAGCGCGAGTAGCAAGGTCGAATACGCAGGAAGTCTCATAAGCAGAGCTGTCGGTAACAGCAGATGCAACAGTGATCTCCCAGGACTGCATAAGACGATTTGCAGCGTCCTTAGCAGCATACTGACGAAGGTCAATTTGAGCAGCGCCATTCTTGGCTTCTGCTGCGATTTCCTCAGCAATTTCCCAGCTGATAGCTTCTTGACGGAGCGAGAAGCTTCTGGTTCCGAACTCGTTCTGGATCTTCTGAATGTTAGTTCCAGGAGCGCGGAGGAAATTCTGAGCGGCAAAGGCTTCCTTGCCGAATACGAGTGTACGGCCAGCGCGTGTATTCATAGATACAGCTGGACCGAAGAATGTAGCCACGCCTTCGGCGTTCTTGTAGCCTTGGGCGAGTTGCGTAAGAATAGGATCGATTACGCGTACTTGATCTAGATTCATCATGATTTAATATTCTCCTTTATTTATCAAGAAGCGCCTTCAGAACCTAGCTTAACTCTGATATACTGACCGTCTGTGGTAGCAGCGGCAGTGTCAAGAGCTCGACCAAGAATGAAGTTAGTACCGCCACCACCAGAAGCGAGTGCTTCTCCAGAGTCGGATGCATAGACAGCGTCATCAACTGCGATTGCGCCAGAAGCGGCGTCAACCTCAACGATAGCAATTCCTTCTGTTACTACAGAAAGGAGTCCTTGATATGGGAATACTCCGGGCTTAGCAGGAGTTGTGGAAGGATTGAGCTGACCCTCATAAACGAGAGTAGATCCATCATCGACTTGATATCCCTTAGCGGTTAGCTGGCCTTGGCCGGGAGCATCAAAAATAGTAACGCCAGAGGCGAAATCGCCATCATTAGCGGGGTATGCACCACCACGAGTTACGAAACGGTGAGCAGCAATGGTAGCGCTTGTCTCTACGGTTTCGACATACTGGTGGTCAAAAGACATATAACGTGGGTCTGTTGCCATTAGTATTTACCTTAGTTGTTGTTAATAACAAACTTAACAGCTGTTAAGTAATCGCAATCGTTCTCTTCTGCATAAGATAATGCTTCAGCATGAACGTTAGCGGTGTTTGGATCGTAAGCGTATCCAGAAGCGTTGGGCTCTACCGACTTCGACTTTTTGGGTGCGGAAGAAGGTGTTGCAAACTCTTCAAACGAGACCATAGAAGGTAGGGAATCAAGAACTCCACGCATGAAGTCAAACTGAGATACCTTTCCGGTCTCTGAGAAATTCACAGAGTTCTTATGGTTAAGAGTCTCCATGAAACGAACGAGATCTCCCTTAGGTACAACCTGTTCTGTGAGCTTACCAGACTCATAGAGTCCTTCAGCAAACGAAGAAATTTCTTTTTCGCGAGCGAGCTTTCTTTGCTTACCGAGCTCTTCCTCTAATTCGGCTACGCGAGCGTTGAGAGTTTCAATGCTCTGATCTCCAATGGCGGGTTCGCCATGATCTAGAGATTCTGTAGCCACAGGTGCAGCTTCTTCAGCGTGGTCGGCTGTTTCTTTCTTTTCTTCTTTAACCTCTTCGGACATGTCAGATTTCTCCTCCTCGTCCTCTTTCTTCTTCTTCTCTTCGTCGTCGTGCTCTTCAGCATTATCGACTACTTCCTCAGCGTGATCCGCTTCTTCTTTCTCTTTCTTATCCTCTTCCTTTTCTTCGGCGTTATCAACTACCTCTTCGGCGTGATCAGCCTCTTCTTTCTTCTCTTCCTCTTCGTCGTCTCCTTTACCTTCTTTCTCTTCCATGTGCTTTTTAAGTCCTTCTGGCATTTCGCCATAAGAAGACATGTCCTTCTCCATCATGGATCCGGCCTGCTTCTTGAGAGCCAGTGCTTGGAAGAGCTCGTCTTCGTCGTACTCGGCAGCTAGAGAGGCAATTTTCTTGTCGCTATCTTCCATTTCACCAGAGATATCTTCTTCGCCTTCCTCTTTAGCAGGCTCTTCGCCTTCTCCCTCTTCATCGCCCATGCCTTCTTCAGCAGGAGCTTCTTCCTCGGCAGGAGCTTCTTCTTCTCCGCCTTCATCTTCTAGACCCATATCATCGCCTTCGCCTTCACCCTCGGGGGCTTCAGACTCGGCTTCAGGGGCCATTTCTTCTTCTTCATCTGCAGCATACTCCATCTTATAGTCAGCTGGAGCGCCTGTTTCATCGACTTGGTTGCCGGAATCGTCATAGACGGAAGGCTTGCCTCCGCCAATATTGATGTTGACGGTCATGGAACCCTCGGCATGATCAACGTTCTGATCTACCGAGACCTCCTTGACGGGTTCGTCAACGAGCTTCTTTTTTCTAGTCATAGTAGATTTGTTTGTTTCTAAGGCTTCTTTAAACGAAATAATGGTCTCCCCTTCCTC